CAACTGAAGGTGCAAATTTACTTGTATCAAGTGGTGCTGCTGTTGCTGCTGTTAATTGTTTTCCATAATCTTTACCAAGATCTTCAATAAACTGTGCGGGTAATGTTCGTGTTTCTGTTATTGCCATTATAATACTTCTCCAAGTCTTTGTTGTGTTTGAAACATTTCTCTAGCGCCCTCTAGACCTTGTGATCCTTGTGATACCTTGCCACCGTTTTCTAAATTAGTCATCATGTTTTCCATGATTTCTGCTCCTCTATCTATATCTCCGCCTCCTGCATTTCTAACAGCATCTGCTGTAAATACAAACTCATTTTTTGATAATCTTGCTGGTACGTCATCTTTTCTTTCGTACTCTCCCATAGGGACAAAGCCCCCATCGTTTCTGTAATCTTTTTCCATACCGCCCATGTCTAGTAATTCACTTTCGCCACCTTCAGCGTATCCCATTCTACCGCCCATAGCTTTTTGATTTTGAGCTGAAAGAATAGCGTTAATAGTAGCTGCATCTTGTTGAGTTATTGTAGATATAGTATCTATATCCATACCTCTATTATTCATATCTAAAATCATAGCTTGTGTTTCTTGATCTATAACTGGACCTGCATCTTGATAACCTATTCTACCACCATTGGCAGCATACATAGGTTGTTGTTGAAATGCAAATTCACCACGGTCTAAATTACCTGCTAATACTTTTTTTCTTAAACCTTCTAGTCCACCATATTCAGCGAATGGATTAAAATCATTCTCTCTTGATGTTTCTTCATCTAAGGGTTCTTGACCTTGTTTAGCAGCACTAAGGCCCGCTAATCCTGAAAGACCAGTTATTGCCATAAATGCGTTAGAAGGTTTTGTTAAAAATTTCCCTGCTTTTGAAAGAAAATTTGGTGATGGTTTAGGTAAGGGTTTTATCATGTCTTTATAAGGCCCAAAATTTTTAGAAATTTTAGCTGCTGGTTTCAGGAAATTAAATAACGTACTTTGTTGTCCAGTAAATGGACTTACTCCACCTGGTGCTAAAGTTTTAAATGCACTTCCAATTGTTCTCAATTTTTCAAGACCTTGTAAATTTCTTCCACTAGCTAATGTTTGCATAAAACTTCCCGTTGGCATTCCTGCCCCACCCATTCTTGTAGCCATCGCTGGACCTGCAAAATACACAAAAGCTGCCATTAGTGCCATTTTACCAATTTTACTTTTAGAAATTTTCTTAACTGTTTTAACTAATTTTCTAGGGAGACTTGTTACTTTTTTAAAAAAACTTCCAAAACCATAAGCACGTCTACCATCTTCTCCCATTAAACCACCAAAAGCTGCGGCTTGTCTTGAAGCCATAAGTCCTGCCATCTGTGGGTTCATCATTTGTTGATTCATCATTGGCATTGGATTCTGTAGTCCTTGAGCCATGTTCATTGATTCATCATCCGGAAATGATTGTATGTTTTGACCTTCTGTTTGCATTGTAACTGGAGGTAAACCTGCAAGACCACCAAATGCTAATTTTTTAATATCTTCTTCATCATCATCATAACCAAATTGTTGGTTTGATAATTTTCCTCTTAATACACCTAAACCTCCAGCATATTCCATACGTCCCCCATCTGCTGCAAACATTCTTGGATCAACTCCTAATCCTAACATAGTATTTTTATTTGATTGATCTACATCATAAAGATTAAACGCTTGAGAAGAAGGTAAAAAAGTAGCAGTTCTTTTTGCTTGTTCTTCTTCTTCTTTTTTAATAAGTGCAAGTCTTGCTAATTTTTCTGCTTCTGTTTCTGTGTTTGCTGCGGCTGCGGCTGCTTTATCTGCGGCTGCTCTATCTGCGGCTGCTTTAGCTGCTGCGGCTGCTGCTGCTCCACCATCGCCTCCACCCTGATCTCTTCCTGCTGATGACCGACCACCACTTCCACTTCCAAAACCATATCCTGCGCCAGCATCTTGTCCACCACCTCTTGCACCACCGCCACCAAAACCTGATCCTGCACCAGCATCTTGTCCACCACCTCTAAAACCAGTTCTTCCGTCAACTCCCATGATACCGCCACTAGCAGCCATGGTTCGTGGATCTTGTTCCATGTCCATTGGCATATCACCAATTGTAGGTTCTTCATTAGAACTCATCTGTCCTTCAGCTAAAACTTGTTGCATAAATTCTTGCATAGACATTGGCTGTAGTCCTTGCTCTTCCATTTCAAATACATGTTTTAAATATTCTTCTTCTATTTGAGAAATCAAATATTCTTGCATCATTCTTTGATCTTCTTGTGGTGATTTAGGTCCTTGATTACCTGAGTAAGTAATTTCTGGTGCTCCCACTTCTAGTGATTCTAATCCTGTTTTCATATAATTTTTAAGTTAGTTTTAAAAGCAGGAATTTAACCTGTGGTTTCTTACATTACCTGTTTTTTTCAGGTAAATCAAGCTATGTTGTAACTGTTCTTTTTTTAACTTCAAGAGCAGATAGCACCACATGTAGCCTGTTTGCTGTAGCGGCTGTTACTTTTAATACCTCACTCTCCTGCATTACTAGAGGAGCCGTTAATAATTCTACTGTTGCATTAGCACCAATTGCCTTAGTTTTAAACAAACTAAATACAGCGTCAGCTGTATCCGTTATTGTAATTGTTAATGTATCAGCGTTTCCAGAGTCTTCAGATACTATAATAGATTTTATAATAGCAGTTGTAGCAGATGGTACTGTATATAATGTAGTAACACTAGTTGCCGTTAAGTCTACTTTTTTATTTAAAAATGTATTAGCCAAAGTAATAAGCCTCCGCTTCTGCTTCTTCTTTTATATCTTGTTGAAATGTTGTATTTAATTTTTGCACAATACTATCTATATCTCTTACAAATGATTGTTGTATCTGTTGATCATACTCTTCGTTTGGTTGTGTAAGTGATTGTACAATTCTAGCCATTATCTTCTTCCGTCCGGTTGATAGTCTATTCTAAAAGTACCTAGTTTCCAAAACTGGCTTGTACTACTATTAGATACTTTTAATGCAATTGATCTAGCTCTAGCACGTGTGTCTATTTTTTGTGTGCTTGAGGATACAGTAAATGGCCCAAGTGATGAACTAGCTGCAGTATCATTAGGAAAATCTTTTAAATTTAATGTAATAACACTATCTCCTGTTTGTGATAAAAAATCTGGTAACACTCTTCTTATTTTCATCATAAACTCACCATCACCCTCTAATCCTTGTTGACCTATGTCAAAATCTCCAGATTGTATGTTTGCTGTAATAGAACTTGTTGCTCCTTCTTTAACTTGATCTAATCCTTTTTCGTGTTCAAAGTATGTCGATGTTCCATCTGTACAACCAATAACATGATTAGTATTTGTTGTAGCTGTTGTAGCACTTGAATTATATTCTGTTGCATGTGGTTGACCAAACACTGCAGAATCTTGCCATGCAGATCTTGCAAGTGTTCCTACTGTCCACACCGGTCTTTCAGCTGTTGAATCAAGATAGTTATAACAAACCATACGGTTTACGGTTCCTGATCCAGAGTTAGGATAAAACCACATAACTTCACCAAACAAATTATTTAAACCTACGTTAATGTGTTGTTTTGGAATTGTGTTAATATCATCGTAGACATGATCTTCAACTAAACATGCAAGTGATTCTAATTTACCTGTGTATCTAAAAAAACCATTTTCTGACATCCAATACGCTGTACCATCAACTTCTACTGCTGCATTCTTACCAATCAATCCACAGTTTGTACCAACTTGTTGAAATGAAAAAGTAAAAGGTGCACCAACAAATCTCATAATAAATAATGCTGTATCAGTCCATACATAGATTGCATCACGTCCACGGATTGCTCCTACAATTTTAGATCCATCTGCAAGTCTTTGAGTACCCGCTGTGTTAACAGCACTGGGTGCGTAAGAAGTTGTTGAGTCAATATTTTCTTGATCAGAAAATCTTATAAACATTTCATCTCTTGTAGATTTAGTTCCAATTGTAGTTTCTGTTCCAAAAAATATTAAGTGTCTATCGGGAGTTGATACTAAACTAAAAGCTGATGATGTTGGAGCATTAGGAAGTAAAGTTGCTCTTGTGTTATTCGCTGTTATAGGATCTGAATCCCATTCAAATGTTTCTCCACCTGATATAGTTGCAATAAGTTTGTTACCAAAATTATCTAATGACCATAGTCCAGGTGCAGTTACAACGTCACCAGAAGCTGCAGCATTCCATGCAAAAAAGTTTGCTGCATCGGTTACGGTTGCACCACTTGAGTGTATTGCGGCTGTTGTGCCTAAGGCTCCTCTTGTTAATCCAGATAATGTACCACCACTATTTCCAGTGTACGTAATTAGTTCAGAACCAATTTGCACTGTACCTGATGATGGAAATGATGTTGAACTTGCCATAGTCAATGATGTAACTGATGCATTTATTCCTGATGAAAGTGTTGATGTAAATTGTCCTTGTGCTACACCACCCCAAGATCCAAGACCCCAACCAGTTGACGCAACTTCTACTGCTGGTCCAACAGAATAATAAAGTTTTACTCTAATACCACCAGAAGTAGTTGCTCCTGATCCTGATTCATTAGAAGCTAAAGTAATTGTTAATGTAGTAGTTGTTGGTACAGATGTTACTTGAAACCTTTTGTCATTAAAATTTCCTGATAAAAAACCAGAGTTAGTAATACTTGTAAAATTATCTAATAATATAATATCACCTTTGTTTGCATTGTGAGCTGAAGCAAAAGTTATTGTTACAACTGCTTTTCCATTAGTTGTACTAAACGCATTTGTTAAAGTTGTTGTAGATTTGATTGGATGTATGTCATAAAAAATACCACCAGAGTATGCATACAATATTCTATTTGTACCAAGAGCTGCATATTTAATACCACTAGCATTTACAAAATGATGTAGTGCTGTATTACGACCTGTAATATCAACTGATCCTAATTGAGCCCAACCACCTATTTTTTCTGGTGTACCATATCTAAATCTAACATTATCACCATCAACCCATTGACCTTCACCACCAGTTGCTGTGACTTGTTTATTAAATCCAGGTGCAAATTTTACTTTTTGTAGCATAATTATCTTGCCGTTGCAGGCACTCCTGTTGATGTTACGAATGGATTTTCAGCGAAAGCCATGTAGATGTATGTTCCACCATTATAGTTAGTTCCATTTCCTGCCGTAGTTCTTATTTTAAATCCATTTGATAACATATCAATACCAAGTCCAGTTCCTTCTGCACCATTATTATTTGCTTCAAAAATTTTATCTGTTAAATTAAAAGTTGACCTTTTATTATCATACATCATCCAGTTATTAGTAGTACCTGATGCAATTTTTATCATAAGCCAAGCTGGTTTAAATCCTGTGTAAACAAATGGTCCATCAGCATTATTATTACCTGTGTAGCTTCCAAATTTTGAGTAGCCTTGTTTCTCTGCGAAGCAGTAGGCAATCATATTCTCTCCATTGCCGTTTGTTGCATTAGATGTTCCAACAGAAAATACTGAACTTGTTGGTGCTGTGTTATTCCAAGCTGTAGTTGTTGTTTCAACAGCGTCAGTAAGATCAAGATATAATCTTTTATTAGTACCAAGACTTGTGTGATATACAGACCAAGACTGTGATGGATCTCTTCGTTTTATAATTAACATTTTAGGTGCAGTTGATAACCCATGTTTTATCGTACCATTACTGCCTGTTCCTGTAAAAGACACAATACTAAAACCAGCATCATTATTAAAACTTCCAGCACTATCAATACTTCCTATTCCAGTTGAACTTGCGTCATTGGTAAATGATGTTCCAGCTTTCCATTGCCAAGCTACCATAGTTTTAGAATTACCATTAAAAGCACCACTAGAACCAGTATCAGCACCCATAGTAAATCCATCACTATTAAATGAAGCTAAACTATCTGCAAGATTATCTTCTGCAATATCTAAATTAGAATAAACTGCTTTTGTAACACCTCTAACACTATCAAAAAGTCCATGATGTTCTGTTGCACTTCTACACTTAAACCATACCCAATCTGGTTGCAAATCAGAATTACCAGTATTAGTAATAGCATTTGTGCCAGCATTACCAGTAAATAAAGCTGTTTGAAAGTATGCTGATGGATCGTCTATTGTTGTATAAGCCATTATCCATACTCCGCTAGGTTTTTAGTACATAGTGCAAAATAACCACTAGGTACAGATTGATTAAAATTACCAAAACCATTACCATCTGTTTCACCGCCACTTTCGCTGTAAGATGGAGAACCAAAATTTGCTTCTATTGTTGCAATACCTGTGTTATCTGCACCTGCAGTAAACACATAAAACCCTCCAGGAGTTGTTGGAGCAAGAACTGCTCTCGCACCTGTTCCTGTTGCACCTGAAGTTGGATCTCCTGAATTAATATATGTACCATTTTTATGCCAATAAATTTTTAAATTATCCATATCTAAAGCACACCCAATAATATCATCTTCAGTATAAGTACCTTGTGATCCAACACTTCCATCATCTGCTCTATATTCACCACCGTTAGTATATACTGCTCCACTCGCAGCATATCCAGCATAAGGATTAGTGCTTCCATCAGAACCAAATTGTCCTGTATTTGCAATACCTACACTAGCGCTTCCAATCGCGCCAATTTTAAATTCTGCATACCATTTCCCGCTAGTTACACCTAATGTTGTATAAGCTTGAGGATATCTTAAATAATTTGCATTGGAATATGCTGTTACAATTTTTGTATTTCCCTCTGAATAAGCAACAACACCACCTGATTGTAAAGAGGGTGTTAAAGAATTAAATGTTGCAAAATTATTTGTGCAAGTATCAGTAGATTGATCTATTGCTGTAAGGTTATTTTCTGTAAAATCTGTTCCACCATTAGCATCATTACCTAAATTAGCACTATCTTCAAAATCTAAATAATATCCATTAGTGCCAAAAGTTAAACCAGATACATCTATTGGTTTCCATATTCCGCTATCTTCGTCAAATTCTCCAAATGATGTTGGTGCTAGTTGAGAGCCATCAACTTTTACTACTTCACACATATAACCATCAAACAATCCACCATTTTCAAAATCAATTCCAATTTCTTCTATTTCGCTTGATGTAAAAAATCTTAAAGCATCATCTTGATCAGGATAAGTTTCTGTTCCAAATGAAGTTTCTTGTGTTCCATTTATGTAAAGTTTAACTCTATTACTTGCCGTACCTTGTGTTGTATCTATTGCTAAAACTAAATTGTACCACGCATTTAAATCCCTAAAAACTCTATTTGTATTAAGGTCTAATTTTGTTGAGTTTCCTATTTTTGAAAATATTTTTAATGTTGAATCTGATGCAATATAAACTATTGCTCTATCTGCTGAAGCAGTACCATTTTCAATTAAAGTTAATCCTGTTGTTTTAGAAAGTTTAAACCAAAAACTATAAGTTCCTTTTGTAGTGCTGTCTGATGTTCCTTTAGTTCTTGATAAATTATCTGTACTACCATCATTAAACCTTAATGAATTAGCTACATCAAAACCAGTAGCTGCTGTTGCTGATCCTACATTACCTGGTAAAATAAGAGGCATATTAAGATCCTAATTCTGGGAATTCTCCTAATGGTCTTTCCAAGACTCTAGGGTCCCCTTCATCAGCTGTATTTACATACGTGTATAAAGTTTCAATCGCTGC